GTACTATGTGAGGACAAAGGAAAGCGTTTTGAAGCTACCATTTGCTGTCATCACATTGAGATAGTCAAGAATGCTAAACTACCTTTCTCGCTCGAAAACGTGGATTATCAACTAAAACTATTTTGAAATGAAGAAATACAAAGTGCTTAATTTATACGCTTGCCTCGGCGGGAATCGTTATAAGTGGGATGAAGTAGCAAAGGAAGCGGGTATTGAAATGGAAGTAACCGCAGTTGAATTGGATGAGGAAGCAGCAAGGCTATACCAGGAACGATTTCCGAATGACATTGTGATAGTAGCAGATGCACACCAATATCTTTTAGACCATTACAAAGAGTTTGATTTCATTTGGAGTTCACCGCCTTGTCCTAGCCATAGCCGTGCTAGGTTTTGGGCGCATGGTCAAACATCACCAGAATACCCTAACATGATGCTTTACCAGGAAATACTGTTTTTGCAACATCACTTTAAAGGTGGGTATTGTGTTGAAAACGTAATCCCATATTATGATCCATTAATACAAGCGCAAAAAAGAGGGAGACATTTGTATTGGTGCAATTTTAATTTACCTGGAGATTTAGGAGATAGGCATTTTAAATTGACTCAAACAAAAAACGAGTTTAATGAGCTTTGCAGGTTTCACGATTATGATTTCACAAAGTACAAAGGAAGTCAAAATAAAACAAAGATGGCGCGTAACCTAGTCGATTACGAAGCGGGTCGCACAATTTTTGAAACAGCTTTAGGAATAATCAAAAGCAAAAACACGAAACAAACAGTATTGGAACTATGACAAACAACGGTAAATTACTCGCAGCCGTGGCACTTGCTCCCGTGGTTGCTGACTTCTTAGAAGATGCGGAACTCCGATTTGAAGCAAAGAAAAGAGCGAATAGAATCATTGCGGAAATACGTTCCTTCGATGAATGGATTTTGAAAGGTGCAGACATCAAAACAATAGAGCAACAGATTAAAATTCAACGAGCGTTTAGGCAATGGATTGAAACTAATTTTACGGAAGATGAAAACGAGGCTACCGATTAAACCGCTATCAGCAAACAGAGCCTTTCGTGGTCGTAGGTTTATGACTGACGAATACAAAAAGTTTCAACGCGATATGCTTTTATTGCTGCCTAACGTGACGTTAGAAAGCATTTCTGAGGTTCACTTACACTTTGGATTCAGTTCCAAACTTAGCGACCTTGACAACGCAACTAAACAAACGATTGACTGCATCGTGAAAAAGTACGGGATTGACGATCGTTACATTAACAAGATAGTGTTAACAAAAGAAATCGTGCAAAAAGGAAACGAGTTTATTGATATTCAGATTTTTTAGTATATTTGTAATTCAAGTAACGACCAATTACTGAAAAGAAATTATTAGAAGCCTTGTTTGGGAATGCCGTTTGGTCGTGGCTACTCGAACAGGGCTTCACTCATTTAATAACGACCATATATGGCAAGACCAGAAAGAAAAACAGTCGATTATTTCCCACACTACATAAGTGATGGGAAGAAAATGTTCTACATAGAACAAAAGTATGGTAACGATGGTTACGCAAGTTGGTTTAAAATACTTGAATCTTTAGCAAGTACGGATGACCACTTTTTGAATTTGAACAGTCAAATGGATTTACTATTCCTAAGTGCAAAATGTAGGGTAGACGATGTGAAACTTTTGGCTATTTTAAATGACCTTTCAATGCTTGGTGAAATAGATGAATTTCTATGGATGAACAAGATTATTTATTCGCATAAATTCGTTGAAAGTATTCAAGATGCATACACTCGCAGAACGAATAAATGTATGGATTATGATAGTTTCTGTATACATTATCGGGGTTTATGTACTACAATAACTCTTGAAAAGTACAGAAATTCAAACATAAACCCACAAAGTAAAGTAAAGGAAACTAAACTAAAGGAAACTAAAGAAGAAGAAAAGGAAACTAAAGAAATTCTTTTCGATCAATTTTGGAAACTTTACGATAAAAAAGTTGGACGTAAAGAGGTGCAAAAAAAGTGGATGCGTTTTGATTTGGAAACGATGCACACAATAATCACTAAAGTACCCGATTATGTCAAAGCGACTCCAGATAGTTCATACAGAAAAAATCCAATGACATACTTAAATGGTCAACATTGGGAAGATGAAATAATTTTAAAACCCTTAAACAACTTTAACAATGGAACTACAACACAACCAAGAAGGACACTTGATGACCAAGTTAACGACCTTACAGCCCGAGTTTTTGGAATCAATCCAGAACAAAGTACAGGCACTACCAACAGCGGGGGCGGTATCGAAGAAGCTGATTTCAGCGTGCTTGAATGAAACAAAAGAACTTTGCAAAGATGACTTAACACGGCTAACAAAGGCAATCGGTTACATCATTCGGGTTTATTACGGTTTAAATGTAGACAACCTTGATGCCGATTTAATCAGGGTAACTATCCAAACAATTATGCAACGTCATCCAAGCCTAACTTTTGAAGAACTCAATTTAAGCTACTCTGAGCGCACGATTGAAAAGAAGCAAGGTGTTTCCCTTACACGTGATGAGATAATGCAACCAATCGAAGATATGACACGTAAAAAGGGATTGATACTATCTGTTTCGGAACAAGAAAAGCGAAAACTTGAGGAAAAGGAATCCGAGCAACAGGAAAAGCAACGCTTCAAAGATGAAAGTTACGCGCTTTATCTTGACTGCCTAAACAACAAAAAAGAGTGGAGTGGTACACCGTTTCAGGCGGCATCGTTTGCGGACAATTTCAAGGAACTTTTTACACGTGAGGAAAAGGATATTTTGTGGAGTGAGTGCCAATTACAAGCCGAGCGCATGAGAATTGAAGCAGCGAACGTAATTGATGCAACACTCCCAATATCAGCACGGCATTTGTTCTGCGATGAGATAATTCGTAGAGCATTAAAGCGAGGTTTGGAGGGGTATTATTTAATTAAAGATTAGCCACTCATCCGACCTATCAACCGTTCATCACAATATAGAGCCATGAACGTGGGGAAATGAGTAAATTTGAGGAAATAAAAAACAGAACTATGAGTCAAAATCAAATTACAGTTAAGCAATTCTTTGCGAAGGATGCTGTGAAAAGCAAGTTTGAGGAACTGCTTGGAAAAAAGGCAAACGGATTTGTAACGTCCGTTCTGCAAGTCGTTAACAACAACAACCTATTACAGAAAGCAACTCCTGAAAGCGTGTACAATTGTGCAGCGGTTGCAGCAACTTTAGACTTGCCTATTAACAATTCACTTGGATTTGCGTGGATTGTACCATATGGAGGGCAGGCACAGTTTCAAATTGGGTGGAAAGGACTTGTGCAGCTTGCAAATCGCACGGGACAATACAAGGCAATCAACGTCGTGGAAGTATACGAAAATCAATTTAATTCTTTCAACCGATTGACCGAGGAATTGGATGCGGACTTCACTCAAGAGCCGAGTGGTAAGATTGTCGGGTACGTTGCTTACTTCAAACTATTGAACGGATTTGAAAAGACTTCCTATTGGTCAGTTGCAGACGTTGAGAAACACGCTAAACGATTTAGTAAGACATACGGTGGCGGTGTTTGGAAAAGTGATCCAGTAGCAATGGCGAAAAAGACAGTGCTAAAAAACACTTTATCAAAGTGGGGTATCTTGTCAATCGAAATGCAAACGGCTACAATCGCAGACCAAGCAGTGATTAAAGATGCCGACACATTAGATGTGGAGTACATCGACGCAAGCGAGCAAAACGCTGAACAGTTACCACTTATTAGCGATGAGGGCATTACAGAGTTGTTAGGTCAAGGCGCAACACTCGCACAGATTAATACTACGTACACGGTAACAGATGAACAACTACTTAAATTTGGATAGGATGCAACACAACACAGATATCAAAGGTGCGGACTTAATGTTTCGCACCTACAACTTCGGGGACTTGATGGGTTCGCTCACAAAGAACAGCCTAACTGAAAAGCAAGAGATCACTTTGCGTGACTACATGACAAAGATTAAGCTAACCGAAAACCAAGCGAATGAGCGTGACCGATTGGTGGCTAAACGCGATGCACTACCAGAACTATCTGAAACTGCAAAAACGCTTGTAAAGGATTATTTCAATTCGTTGGTTCGTGGTACGTCAAAAATGCACCTATCGAACAAGTATGTTGAGAAAGGAAAGCAACTTGAAAACATGGCACTTGCACGTATCGCAAAGGTGAACGGTTGGAATGCACCGCTTAACGCTAACAAGTTAGGGATTGAATTGAATGACCAATACGGATACGGACACCCCGATGCAATCTACACCAATGCACGTTTCGGATTCGATGCAAAGTGCAGCTTTTCAGATGATACATTCCCACTATTCGCAAAGGATTTGAAAGAGGCAGCGAAAAGTTCGTTTAACCGTTATGAATGGCAAGCAAAGCGTTACGCAATGATGTCGGGGTTCGACCATTGGTATGTATGTTTCTCACTTGAAAACACACCTGAACAACTTATTGTTAATGAAGCGTGGAAACTTTGGAAGGAAGGCGGCAACGAAGGACAACCCGATGAATCGTTTATCGACCAAGTACGCGAAATGCACAACTTCGACCATCTACCAGATTGGGCGCGTGTTAAGACATTCCGAGTTGACCTCACAGAATCCGACCGTGAAAAGGTAAAAGAACACGTTACACTCGCACGGAATTACTTTGATGAGCTTAGAAATCAGTATTTACTTAACAAAAAATAAAAATGGAAACGCGCGAAATTAAGATTAGCCGCGAAACAGCGGAAAGATGGTACAACGGATGCGACAATGAGTTGAAAGAACTCGCTTTGCAGACTTACCCAGAATTGAAAGAACCCGAATACAAGATTGGCGAGGTGTACGCGTTTGCTAGTAGTAAAAAGGAGTTTGAAAATGGTTGCTTTGTTATAGATA